TCATATTAATGTTATTCATTATGCCATCTAATGATTGTGAACTAGGTTGGATAAGATAAGGTTTTAAGTTGGGTTCTAAATCTTCAGGCATTTCAATAATAGAACCTGCACCTGCACTAGCCTCTACATTAGGTGTCTTAACTAAACTTGGGTGATTTGATAATCTGATTAATTGTTCAATCTCAGAATAATCATTATAGATAGCTTTTTGTAATTCAGCTACATCATTCAAATCAGATATGCCAATACCTCTACGCTGAGATTTTTGATTATATAAAACAACAGCAGGAATCTTTCCTAACATATTTGGCATTTCATCAACCATTATTGGTTTAGATGTGGAATAACCTTTATTAAATTCTGCAACTCTGTAAGTAGTAATATCTTCCATAGTCCAAACTCTAATAGTTGCCATGTCATCAAATAAATCTTCTAGTAGTGTTAATGATGTTAAAATGTATTTACCATTTAAACTGCGTTCAAAATTCCAGTTTAAGACGTTCTCAGGTGTATAAAGGCTCATGTATGGTCTAATGTCTAATTGTAATTCTTCTGCTCTAGTTTGTGTTTGTACCGCAGGTTTATCTAACATTGCCCAACAAGTACCATAGATAGATGCGTTTACTTGCATCTCTCTGATGACATTGTTGAATGACCTTCCATCTAAATCAGCGTCATTAAGGAATGAATTTAATTGTTCATCACCATTCATAGAACCATAGTTTCTTGTAGGTGGTACTCGGAATAAGAAAGACGAATAGATTTGTACCACATTCTTACAATGATTATCTATGGGAGTATTTTCTGCTCGTTTTAAATATTCCTCATCTGTTTCTAAAATATATCGGTTAAGCTGATAACCATTTTGGTAATCTTGTCCACCCAAGTATGACATCAAATGAAAATGCCAATCGGCAAACTTTTCTTCATAATGTTTGTGTTTTTGGGTTAAAAATTCTCTACTGTATAATGCCATTAACTCCACCTCTTGGGTTTACTTGGTGTAAACTGTCTTTTGACAGGGTATAAATATTCCACTAAATATCCTAATGCATCATTCATATGGTCGTAGTTGTTGTCCTTGTCAGGCACAGTTGTTCCTTCTTTATAAATTTGTCTTTCAATGCTTTTTAGCATAGTTTTGCATTTATTTGCAATAAATAATGTTCTGTCACCAACTCCGTTCTTCAATTTAGTATTCACTGCATTTATCCTATCTCTAATCAGTGGATGATTATTTCTTACTCTGATATTAAATCCTGCATTTTTTAATATAGCTAAATCTGTGACACCACCTGCTGATGTTTTTCTTTGCTTTGACGCAGGGTCAGGATAAATAAATATATGCTTATCCTTAAATCTATTTTTGATTTCTTGTACCATTTCGTCAGTATTAGAACTATAGATAACAATTTCTTCATAGAGATAAATATTATTACCTTTTAACTCACATATCACAGCACTCATTGGGTCTATATTGAAGTCCATGCCAATATGTATTTCATCAGTTTCAGGAATATAATTATCTATAACATTCTCTTTTCTATCAAAGTTATAATAAATCTGTCCTGCATAATTCACAAATGATGCCATATATTCTTGATTAAATGTTCTTTCGTCTAGGTCTTGTTTAGCTTGTTCTATTTCATTAGCTGATACTTGACCGCCTTCTAGTGTTGTATATTGAAATGATTTCCATTGTTCATCTTCATTTTCTTTAGTGAAAAGATTGTATGACCAGTTTCCATATCCTCTAGGAGTACCACAGAATAATGCTGAACCATTCTTATCTGACAAGGTAGGTCTTAAAACCTCATACCAAGCATGTTCTTTTACATCAGCGAACTCATCCATTACTAAGAAATCTAATCCTACACCTCTCAAGCTATTTTCATTATCTGCACCTCTTAGGGATATCTCACTACCATTTCTTAATGTTAATTTTAAATCACTATGATTAAGTTTCTTAATCCATTTATGTTTAGTCATTCTGTCAACTAAATCATTCCATACAATGTCTTTTGCCATTCTGTAAGTTGGTGCGATATACCAAACCTTTTTATTATTGTATCTAGCAAACTTAGCCATCTCTTGAATACATAAAAACGTCTTACCAAAACGTCTGCCAGTAATCAAAACTCTAAATCTATTAGAACATTCTAGGATTTGTTTTTGTGGTTTACTTAAAGGCACTACTCAACTGACCATGCAAGGGGTTGGTCATTATCTGTAGCGTTTCCATTCTCAGATTGTCCAAGCATATTACGACCCAACCATATCTGCATAGGAACAGAACCTTTTTGTGCTGATTGCCACTGCAACTCTCTTAATCGCATCTTTTGTTCTGCTCTGCCTAACTTGAGATATTCGGAATAACTTTTTCTGAGTAAACTTTCGTCACAACCAAAGTAATCAGCAATCTCTACATTAGTTGAGCCTAACTGTGCCAATTTTCTTACCACTTCTCCTGATATTTCATACTTCTTTGGTCTTGCCATTTCTTTTCCTCTTTCACTGGTAGAGTGTACCTTATTTTAATTTTATACCGCAATTTGGACAGGTTTTTTCCGTCTTAACTTTAGTACCTTCTTCTTCTTTATCAAATGTAAAGAAATCTTCAAGTTCTTTGGTGTCAAACCCAGTACCTTCTAAATCAAAGTTAATATCTAATAAATCAGTAAATTCCTTATTCAATAAAGAAAAATCCCATTCACTGTACTCATTTGTTTTGTTATCTGCTATTCTATATGCTTTTGCTTTTTCAGGGGATAAATCAGCAATCAATACTGGTATCTCTTTACATTCTAATATCTTAGCCGCTTCATACCTAGAATGTCCTGCAATAATAACTCCTGCTCTATCTACTACGATAGGTTGTTGCCAACCATAATTTTTAATGCTTTCTACAACCTTATTGAGATTAGTTTTTTTTCTTGGGTTTCTAGCATAAGGCTTTATGTCACTAATAGCCTTTAGTTGTACTATCATATTCCGCACATACCCTCACATTCATCAAGTAATGAATATTGTCCTGTTTGTTCATCTTTTTCTCTCAAATCAACTTCATCAATAGGTTTACAATCTCTATGTAAATATAATTGGTCTTTGAAAAATACAGAACCATCTTTGTTTTTTTTAAATTTTTCTTGTTCTCGTATCATTTTATCAATTCTAACCACTTCTTCCCATTCATCTTTATTTTCTTTTATCTTCCTCCATTCTTCATTTGAATGGAAAGGACAAAAAGTACAAGCACTTCTTGGTGGTTTTGGATAATTATGTTTTTCCATCCATTCAATACAATGATTTCTTCTTATGGCTTTCTCTACTAATGGATATTGATTTTCTACATATTTTAATTGATTAGTTTTCATTCTTTTCATCTCGTCATAAGAAATTCCCATCACAAGTTCTACCTTAGTATCTCTAGCAACTCTTTCGCCTTTTTGATAACCTAACAATTCTCTAATTTTTTGAGTGACAGGTTTAATTTTATAATCCGCAGTACATTGTCTGCGTAGTAATCCCTTTTTATTTGTTTCTGCATTTTTTGTATAAAATGGTGCTGTAAATTTACTATATTTACCTTGTGATGCATTGATTATGTCGTCTTTTAAATTACGCCACTGTACAATATGCACAGGATAAGATAATTGAGTTTTTAAATATTCTAACCAATCATAAACTTTTTGTGGTTCTGCACCTACATCTGAAAAGATAGCACAATCAACCATAGGTATCTCTCCTTTTTCAATCATTAAAGCTAATGTGCTAGATTGAACACCTGCACCCAATGACAATACTCTAAGTTTTTTCAATGGTAAGTGACTTGAGGTTGAAGTTGATATCCCATGATGCTCATAACATACTCTAAACTTTTTTCTGCATCTTCTTTACTTTCAAAGATACCATAATTAACAAAAGCTGAGAATGTTCCATCCTTGTTATCAATAATAATATAATTCTGTGGATTTTGCATATCTGATTTACTCATTTAACAATTCAAAGATAACAATTTATTTTTATATTCCAACCATGAATGTTTATCATATTACTAACAAATCTATCAGTTTTTTTCTTAACCTTTTCAAGTTTGATAATGCTCCTAAAGGCATTGACCAATTTGTAGAAGTAGAATTTAGAAAGCAAGATAGGGAGTGGGCGAAACTCCATTTTATGTCTCGCCATTCGCAATAGCTTTATCTAGTTCTTCAATATAACTAACTGACCATGATAAAGGCTTAATGCCTTTTTTACGCATATCTATATCACCTTTTAACTTCCATTCTCGCATTTCCTCATCTGATTTTTCTTTAACAGGTGTCACTTCAAGATATATCTTTTTCCTCAAGAACCGCTCTAGTGCCTTGTAATAATCACCTTTTTGGTTTCTATAGGTGACGTACTTATCCCCTACTGATTGTTTTTGTGTATCATCTAGTTTTTTCCATTGTTGAAAGCTATCCCACTTTACTGACCTAGTATCTTTATAATCTAAAACATACTTTCGCCAGAAAGTATCAAATTCCTGCGTATATATATTTGATTTATGATTAATGGTTGGTGTGTTAGTGTGTTCGTGTGTTAGTGTGTTAGCATTGCGTTCGGATATGCGTTCGTTATGCGTTCGCATTGCGTTTGCATCACCCCATCTTGCCTCAGCTGACTTGACTGCCTTTTGATGCTTTTCTTTAGCTTTTTCTATCTCTAAGTCACATCTTTTGTTGTGAATTTTACCTTCTTCAATATAGATTTTATCCTTGTTGATAAGTTCAGTTTTGATTTTCTCTATATCTTCATAGAAAGGTCTAGTCACCTGTTCCCAAGTCACTTCATCATCAAATAACTTATTATCCTGAACGTAAATTAAATCGCAAATTCTGCGATAGGCTAGTTCAGCTTTACCTGTAAGAGTAGAACAACCTGTCCACATGTCGTTTGGACAATATTGTACGAATATCATTTTCTTTGTCATAATTACCTCCGTTATAACATTTAATACATTTATGCTCATTTGTGTACTGTGAAATCTTTATAGACATGAATTTAGTATATTTACGCTTACAGTCCATACACTTCACAATTTCTTTTTGGCTTTTTGTAATCTTAGTCACTATTTTACTAAATCAGCTATAGGAACTAAAACCATATCGGAATTTTCACCACCATTAACTATATTACCTTGCTGATAGTGATATTTTGCAACAACTAATAGTTTAGCTATAGGAACAATTAATATTCCTTCTGTAAATCCATTAGCATCTAAAATAAATGCCCAGTATTCAGATTTAGTTGTGGCTATACCTGATGGCTTACCTCTTGATTTATATTCAATAGCTAAATTGCCTGTTTTTTTCCATTTACAGTCAGTTTTAACTTCAATGGGTTGATTAACTAAAATATTAGCTAATTCTTCTTCTTTCATTTGACCAAATTTTAAATCGTGTGTGAAAGTATTATTTTGTTCGTACATATCAAATCCCCCAAATATCTTTTCTAGCTTGATATAAATGTTTACTACGCCAAATAAAGTCATCCATTTTTGGTTGGTAGATATAAGCAAAGTCTTTAGGTTCATTACATAACTCTAAAACTCTGTTCATGCTTTTTAATCCATTGTTAATCTCAATCTCAAACTCCTCTGTAAATTCTATAGGTTCAAGATGTGATTTAGCAGGAGTGACGATAAATAAATAACATTCAACTTCCATATTATAAGTTTCTTGTAGTGCCTTGCGATAAAACCATTGCTGTAGTTTATCATAATGGTTAATAGCCATTCTGCCTTTAGTCTTTAAGTCATACATAAAAAGTTTGTCATCTTTCTTGTAAACGAAATCACTAAATCCTCTAAAGGGTATTCCAAGAACTTCTGTAAATAGTTCTTCTTGATAAGAATGTAATTCTTTATCAGCTACTATTTCTTTAAATGCTTTAGTTTGTTCAAACATTTTAGGAATTAAATCTAAATATTTTTCAACATCACCTCTAATTGGAAA